AGCTGACTGCGCCCATCCGCGCGGGCAGGGCACCGTCGATGTTATCGTCACAGGCACGGCGGGGGAAGCGACGGAAGGACTTCTCAAGGAAGTCCGTGCAGCCGTTGACAAGATAGCGGGGCCATACGATAATATTCTTGTAAAGTCCTCCCAAAATATCGAACAGGACATCGCCGTAACCGTCACGATCGGCGACGCAGCACTCACCGACGAGGAAGTCGAGCGGCGCGTCGAGGCCATCCTCACGGAGCTCCTCGCCGTCCGCAAAGGGCGCAAGCTCAACGAACTCAACCTCTCGGACATCAACCACGCAATCAGAGAGGGACTCTCCTCGGCGACGAATGTCAAGATCACAACGCCCGGGGACGACGTGCTGCTCACGAAGGACAAGGTCATCACGCTCGGGGCTGTCACCGTAACCGTGAAGCGAAGGGAGTGAGACGATGAAAAGGTTCGATAAGTTCGGGGATTATATGTTTGACTTGCTTCCGGCTCCTCTCAAAAAGGGCGCGAGGGCGGTCAACCAGTTTCTCATATTCTTCCGAGTGGTCGGCAGGGAGTTCGACCGCATCAAAGAGGACGCCTTCCGCGTGCGGGAGGAGGCCAACGTCGCAACGGCGAGCCCGGCGATGCTACCCGTACACGGACAAGACAGGGATATGCCGAGGCTCTCGGGCGAGGACGTGGAAGCCTATCGGACGCGGCTCTATATGAAGGGGCTTATTTCTGAATGGGGCGGCACGAAGACAGGCATCCTTTATGCCCTCACCGCGCTCGGTTACGATCAGAGCTATATCGAGCCGTTTTCCGAGCAAGACCCTGAGAGATGGGCCGAGTTCATCATATTCCTCAAGGGCTCCGAGCAGAGCGGCGTCAATAATCTCCGCGTGATAGATGCCGAGGTTATGAAGGTCAAGGAAGGCAGCAGCCTCCCGGCTTACGGCGCAGACGCGGGCAACGTGCTCGCAATCGGCTCGGCCTGCCCTTCGGGGCTGTCATGGTATCCACGCTGCAACGAGATTAGATGCGGCGTATTTCCGCACCGCACGGCGGTCGGCTACCAGTACGGCACCATACTCCACGCAAGCTCGCACAGCGGCGCGGGAGTGGTCGATATTCCCGAAGTCGGCACCGTGGCGGCGTCCAAGAAGTTTTACCAACTGCACGCCTACGCGATGTATCAAGGGTTTGCCTCAAAGGTGGGGCTCACGCCGGATGTCGCGGACGGCCTGAAAGAATATCTCCGATGCTCCGAGGAGACTTTCCACGTCGAGCAGGTAGAGAGGGAAGGAGAAAGCTGATGGCAAAGACACTCACAGAGCAAGGCGTCCAGAAAATCGCGCAGCGGTTCGTCGACTCAATCGACCACGCGGCCTATTATCTGGACGGCGAGCCGAAGACAGTCCCCTTGTTCCGCACGATGGCGGGCGCGGACTCGGCGAAGGTGTACGTCTATTTTGACGATACAATCGTCGGAGAAGTGAGCGACGTTCAGCTCGTCGACAAAGACGGCGATGTCGTGGCGAGTACCGACCGTGTCTTCGAGAAGCCTACGGGCAAGGGGCTATATATAGCCTTCAAATATAAAATCGAAGAAATGGAGGTAGAAACGATTGGACAATTATAAAAAAATCGGATGGCTTGACCACGTCGAAGACATCGAGACGGGCGAAGTCATTCAGGAAGGAACGCCGCTGAGTCAAACGAACCTGAACCACATGGACGACGGCATCGCGGTCAACCGCGAAGCGGTCATCGCCCATGAAGCGCAGCTCGCAGATCAGGCGCAGGAAATCAAAGTCTTGAAAGACAGCGTCCTGAATAACATGGTAAACAATGTTTTTCTCAAGAACTTTGATACCGTTGACAGCGTCCTGATCGTGACGGGCATTTATGACCCAGTGGCGCGAAAAATCTATGTATAGAGTCGCTTGCACTCACAAAGAAGCAAGCTGCATACTCGGAAATTTAATGAGTGGACTTGTTCCGGTATGCGAGAGATGCCGCGAGCTTCGCGACGATTGCCTTGTCCTTATTACAGCGGACGGCCTTGTATTCGAGGGCGAGGCGACTGAGATCGAAGGGAGCAGCGTATTCACGGGGGAGCCCGTGAAAATCAAGTTCACCGAGTACGGTTTTGAGTTTTACGGAGATGTCACGGAGCTCGACCAAATCAGGGGAGCGAGGTGCTTGTTCGTACATGGAACCGTCAGTCCTGCAAAAGAAGGCTGAAATCTTCCTTATGCGGGAGATATACCCCTTGCTAAATAATTTTCCCCAAGCCGAAAAGTTTTCCTTGTCTCAGGAGATCAAGCAATCATGCTACAGGCTTATCCGAGCCGCAGTCATGGCGAATAACCTGACCGTCGTAAAAAAGCGGCTTGAATGGCTCGACGAGGCGGACGCTGAAAAGACGCTCCTCCTCGTACTGGTGAGCGTGGCGCGTGACCGGAAGTATATCACAAAGGGCAAATGCTTCGAGTTACAAGGGAAGCTCAACGAGCTCGGGCGCATTATCGGAGGACTGCAAAAGTTCTTCGCTCAAAAAAGATAATAAAAAGTAACGTACCACCTATTAGGGTTATCTCTGTATGGCGTCGAACCGTGCGAACCGTGGCTACAACTCTGCGCGCTACTGGAATTGGAACTCGCAGTCGAACCGCAACGTCAACCTCGGTTTCCGCCCCGCCTTGTAGGTTATTTCGTCCGATACGGTTACGGCTTTATCGGCGAGTCCTTGTTATACTTCAAGGGAGAGGTAATCCTTCACCGAGCACTAAAACGGTGTAAACATTAGGGACAACCCGCGACGCCGAGGGGCACGCGGCGCGTCTATAATGTGGGTAGAAACCCGCGTCACTGGTGCCAAGCTGAAAGGATGCCACTTATGACGAAATTCCCCTTAAAAACAAAAGCTATCCCGCCCATTATGCCGCCTTCTCCCTTCGAGGAAGTCGTCGGTTATGAAAGGATAGAGACACACTACGCGGAGGCCCTCAGAGGGCCGCGCAGATATAAGAAAGAGGCCGTCCTTTATGACCTCTATCGGGAGCTCAACAACGTCCAGCTCTGGCGCGACCTACGCGCCGGGCGGTACGTTCCGGGCCCTTATCACAAGACCATCATAACCGAGCCGAAACGCCGAGAGCTGTCTATTCCGCAGCTTCGGGATAAGATCGTACAGCTCACCATACACGAGGAACTGCAAAACCTTTTCCGCCCTGTATTCCTGAACCGTTCTTTCGCGTGTCAGTATGGCCGGGGCCCTGTTCGGGCCGCGTACAACGTCCAGCACGACCTAAAAACAGCACACAGGAAATGGGGAGACGCCGCCGTCATTATCAAGATCGACGTCAAGAAGTTTTTCTATAGCATCGACCGGACTATACTCAAGAGGATAATCGCGAAGCGGTTCGGAGCGATTAAGAAGAAACGCCCGGAAAGGTATGACGATCTCCTTCGGTTCTATAAACTGCTCGTCGCAGTCATTGACTCGAGTCCAGAAGGGGAGCGGGGCATCCCTCTCGGGAATGTCAGCTCTCAGGACATGGCGAATATTTACCTCAATGAGCTCGACCAGTATTGCGTGAGATACCTCGGCATTAAGCTCTATACTCGGTATATGGATGATGTTGTCATCGTCGCGCCGGATAAGGAAACGGCTCGGGAATGGCTTACGAAAATCAAGGCATACCTCGCAGAGAGGCTACACCTTGAAACAAACCAGAAAACTAAAATATTTTATACGCGGCAGGGCGTAAACGCCTACGGCTTCAAAATCAAAGGGACGCATCTCTTGCTCCGCACCGAAACAAAACGGGCGGTCAAGAGACGCACAAAGAAAATGATGGAGAAGATGCGCGCCGGAGAGATTACGAG